TTTATTTATGAGTTCCCTTTTGTTCATAACGAAACAAAATTAAACATCCTTATGTTATTATATTATAAATGATTTATAAATAAAATATAAGGAAACTTAATATTTACATTTAATTTTGTAAAAAACAATATTATGTGGGTAGATATATTTAAAACTGGCGAGCATACTGATGGCTCGGGCAATACGAGGGAATGGACTGAAGAAGATTTAGAAGAGATGGTCAATTTATACAATAATCAATCCGCTACGGAAGCACACTTAGCACCGCTGGTATATGGACATCCTGACACAGAAGATGCAGCGTTGGGTTGGGTGGATAAGTTAAAACGGGTTGGCAACGTATTAAAAGCAAATTTTGTTGAGATTAGTCAAGAACTTATCAATGGTATCAAAAGCGGTGCTTACAAATTCCAATCAATTGCACTTTATCCTAACAAATTGTTGCGACACGTCGGCATATTGGGAGCAGTTCCACCCGCAGTTAAAGGATTGAAACCGTTGAGTGATTACTTTTCTGATAGTGAATTCATTAGTTATGAATTCGCAGAAAATGATATAAATGATTTGGCTAAAATCAAGGAATATATCAAGAAAAGATTTGGTGAAGAAGAATATCAATTAATGCTTACAAATTTATTATTAAATGAGGAATTTATGGAAAAAGAAAAAACAGACAAAACAACTGAAATTACAAATGTAAAGACAGATGAATTTGTCGAAGCATCAAAATTCGCTGAACTTCAAAATAAAGTCAAAAGTTTGGAAGCAGAGAACGCTTCCATTTCGTTTGATTTATTTTACAGTGAATTAGAGAAAGAGGGCTATTTAGTTCCCTCTCAAAAGGAATTAGTAAAAAGCATAGTATTGCCTAATTATGTATTCGCAGAAGGCAAAGATGTAAAGACAAATTTAGTGGATTTGATTAAGTCGTTCCCTAAACAAATTACTTACGCAGAAGTCAAAGCACAAGAACCCGTTGAGGAAGGTACGGATATTTTGGTTAAAACTATAAAAGGAGACAAATAATGGCTAATTTAGGAATAACGAACAGCGATTCTTTTAGTACTGGTAATTTTTACTACAAAAATACGCCATTGCATCAAGTTAAAAAAACAATTGCTGCTAGTCAAACATTGAGTGCAGGATGTATATTAGGCAAAATAACATCATCGGGCGAGTTAAAAGCGTGGGCACCTTATGCAGAAGATGGTTCTCAAACAATTTATGGTGTGTTAATGGAAGATATTGACACAACGGCGGGCAGTGCAATAGCGTTGGTTGCTGTATTGGGGCAGTTCATTACTCAAGGTCTGTCAGCATTTGCTGGCACTACCACTATCAATATAACTGATGGGGCTTACAATATTGGCACACTTATATTTAAATCGGAGGAATGACAATGGCTATTGATTTTATTTCAAACTGGCGGAGTTTAACAACAGGAATTAACGCATTTCCACCCGCTCCAACATTTGCTTTGAAGAATATCTTTAAGGCAGTAGAAAAGCACGCTTCTGACTTGATTGATTGGGAAGTATGGACAAGAACATCTAAATTAGCGAGTTTCGTGAGTGATGTTGAAGACCCTGTGCCAGCAAGTAAAGGCACGGGAACAATTTATACAGTAAAAATACCTAAAACTTCAAATATTAAGATGTTCACCGCTGCTGAATTGGAAAGATACAAGACATTAGCAAATGCTGGCTATACCAGTAATGTAAACGATAGACTGCAAGCACAAGCAAATTACATTAAAGATGAATTGCAGGCAGAATACTTAGCAGTTGCACGCACACGTGAGTATTTAGCTATGACTTTACTCACGAAAGGAACGGTGAGGATAGGGCAAAACACTATCACTATGAATTATGAGTCGGGCAAACAAACCTTCACTTTAGACTCTACGCATAAATGGAATGCAACGGGTGTCAATCCAATGGTTGCGATAGATGAATATAAAAGATTGATAGGTAAGCGAGCTAATGCAGTTCCTAATATTTGCATATTGGGTGAGAACGCTGCAAAGTCTTTCGTATCAAACGCAGATGTTCGGGCAGAATTGAATGCTAACAATTTTAGAACTGGCGTTTTAGATTTAACGCAAGGCATCACTGATGGTTCAGTTGTTTATTTGGGAACTATTCGAGGAATGGGCTTCTATGAATATTTGGGGAATTATGACCTCAGCGGTACTGCAACGGATATTATGGATACAAATTCGATAGTGATGTTAGCAACGGATGATAGCTTCCGCTTGCATAAAGCACCTATTGTAAAGACTGATGGAGTATTCCAGGACGACATATATGTTAGAGTAGCAGAAGACCCGTATGGCAATTGGAAGAGTTGGGTGATTGAGCAGAAATCACTGCCTATTGTTCATAATAAGAATTTAGTCATCTGTTCAAAAGTTATAACAGCATAATGTATTTAACACCAGCGGAAGTAGTAGAGCAATTAACTGAAAAAGCAGTAGCTCAATTCACTGATGACGTGAGTGGTCAAGCTGTTAATTATGAGTTATTGACAGAAATCATTATGAATAGTTCGGGCTTAATAGACAATTATTTAAGGGGTAGATACAGACTGCCCCTTAATAATGAACACTACATATTAAAAGCAATTTGCTTAGAACTTGTCAAATACGAATTGTATAAAAGACGAGGTAAAATACCAGACGCAGTTAAAGAAGCATACACAGAAGCGGTTGAGAGGTTGAAGGCAATACAGAAGCGGGACATCGTATTGGACGAAGGAGAAGTAATTACAATAGTTTATAATAAAGAAAATTCGGTATATACTAATGAGTTATAATGATATAGAAACTGCGATGGTAGATTATTTGACTTTCAAATTGCCAAATTATGAAATTCAAGGTTATCCAAATTCACCCGAAACCTATCAATTCATCAATCCGCACGCTGCTATATTAATTAAATATACCAATTCACAATATGCTAATCACAGTTCGAGAACACAACGGCTTTTAATTAATTACGAAATACATATATTGAGTAGAAATTTGCACGGTAATGATGGTTATGATTTGATGGAGTTAGTGCGTGATACAATTACATCATTAACTATAGAGGGTTCTAAATTCTACGTAATAAACGAGGAGCAATATGATTACGCTGATGGTGTGTGGTATTTTAGAATACGGGTTGCATTGCCTTTTATGAGGTTAAATAATGGGAACTGAACCGATTGCTTGGTATATAATAGTGAGTATAATAACGGCATTGGCATTTATAGCTTGGTGGCTATTTTCAAATAAAATAAGTGAACTTATGAAAGTAAATGAAAGCATAAAGGCATCTTATGACGCTATCAAAGAAGCTTTGAATGAAATAAAAATGGAATTAAAATTGTTCCACTACCAAATGACCGCTCAAGATAATAGAATTTCTTCAATTGAGGAAAATTTAGAAAAACACGAGAAAAGAATTAACAAATTAGAAAGTATTGATTTAATGAATAAAGGTGAGAAAATTGAATGATATTTGGGATTATATTCGCAGAAATTTAGTATGGATTGCTTTAATCATAGTTGGATTAATATTTATCCAGCCGACTTTTGAGCTGTTACATAAATTGGCTTTAATAGCTGTAATGGAGGGTTTAGCATTGGGGTTGTCTGGTATTGCTTTATTTGTATATACAAAGGCGAATTTTGCCAGGAAATTAATCGATAATGATGAATTTCAATCAGGGGCAGAAAAATTAGCTTATTCATTAATTACAGCAAGTATATTTATTGGTGTGCATATATTAGTTGGTTTAACTTTTTATATCTTGAGTCTTGAAGTACTTTGATTACATATTTAAATTTTCGTTTTTAATAGGCTTAATTTTCGTTTTTTGCAACGATTTATCCGCCGCTAGTCGTTTTGTTCTTATGATTGAAAATGACCGTCAAAACGCCGTTATTTCGCTTGCAAAAACGCAAATTGGGGTTCGTGAAGAAACTAATAAGGAACGCATTGCTGAATATTTAGCATCTGTAGGAATTAAAGGGAAAGCGAGTTGGTGCAGTGCTTTTCAGTATTGGTTGCAGAAACAAATTTATTACCAGCCGTATTATCCACGAAGTGCTGTCGCCAACTCGATTTATGACAAAGCAGTGAAGACTGGCAAGAAAGTTCCATACAAAGCAGAAGTCGGAGACTACATAGTGTGGAAAACGGAGGGTAAGTGGACGGGACACGTTGGACTTGTAATAGAAGTTTCAGGAGACCAAGTTAAAACTATTGAGGGCAACACGTCAAGCATATCAGTTAGGACGGGTGGTATGGTTGCAGAGAAAATGAGGCATATATACCATCCTATTGGTAAATTAAAAGTGCGAGGTTTAGTTGGAAGATTTAGAGGAATTTGACAAATATTTCCCCGCTTGCCAAAATTGTAGATGGTGGAAGTTAGCTAAATTTGGATGGGGTGAATGCAAATCCAAAAGATTTAAACACAAAGAACCTTTGTATGTTAAATTTGATTTTTTCTGCGAGGGTTTCGATAATAAACAAGGAATTTAATGAAATACGCATTGCCGATTTTGGGGATAATTGCTTTATTAATTGCAGGCTATTTACTTGGCACTCATTTCAATTACAAAGATATAACAGACAAAGTAATTGATAAAGAAGTCACTACACAAATTGACACAACTTACATACCAGTTGTAGATACTTTGTATATTCAAAAAGAACACGTCAAGACTTATTACTACAATTCAATTGACACTATATTCATTACAAAGGAATTTGAGAAGTCAATTGACACTACAATAGATGAGAGCACAATACACGTGAGTTATTATTTTCCACAAGATAGTTTTAAAATTAGATTTCAAACAGCGATAAAAGAAATAATGAGAACAGACACANNAAGCAATTGCCAATTTAATTAAGACTACAAAATTAGAAAATACAAAGATAGCGAGAGAATTAGTCAGTTCCAATCCGTTATTTGAGGGAGAAAGTGTAGAGAGTTTGCGTAAATATGTGGGTGAAGTTCGCAAGGAATTGTATGAATTGGCATTAAAAGAAGGTTTGGGAATTGATGCAGTAGCAATTCCAGAAAGTCGGTATGAAGAACCTGCTCAATACGAATTAACAGGCAAAATTGGGATTTTAAATGATATTCACATTCCTTTTCACGATAAACGGGCATTGGAAACAGCAATTTATTACTTGATTAAGTATGAGCCAGATATACTGTATTTAAATGGTGATATAGGTGATTTTT